GTGTCTGGAAATATAGGGGCAAATCCAGTTTTTGATGATGCCAATGTACAAAACCGAACGCTCAGTGACTGGGATGGAGTCTGGCAATCCGTTTATCCTTTACTGCAAAGTGGCAAACTTGACCCCATCTTTCAGAAGAAAGCGGATGCAGATAAAACCAAAACATTTGCTGAAATTAAAGATTATTATCGCAAAGGTTATGTGACAGACATCGAGATGATTGGCATTGAGGACGGCATTGTCGAATTCCATAGAAATAATGAAACAACATCCTGTAAATATGATTACGATGGATACAAAATACTCACCTATAAATCAGGCAAGAAAGGCGTTCGTTACTTATTCGAATGTAAAGATCCTGAAAGCAAAGCCCCTAAATATATACAATTTAGCGATCATATAATTGCACCACGAAAATCATCTCATTTTCACATTTTTATGGGTAATGATTCCCAACAGTCTTTATTGAATGAAATGGAAAACTGGCCAACGTATTATCCCTATCAGTTGAGTAGCGAAGAAGTGGTCGAGGAGATGATGTCTCATTGATTTTTTTGCGCTGACTTCAGTTATTTAACAGAACAGTGCCTGGTAGTAACAACAATAATTTGCCAAGACAAATAAGTAAGACAAACTCAGACACGCTCATACTTGAGTCGTGTCTTTTTTATTATGTCTGTAGAAAAAAAATGCGAAAAAGGCGAACAATAAATACACAACTCAGCCATACAGACTGGCAGCGCAAATGTTTCCAAGAGCAAGTCATCTGTCATGGTAAAGCTAACCAGAAATATAGGTTAATTTTGGTGTTTAAACCTTTTTTACTTGTTAGTATGATACAAAGGCTTTCAAAAAAGCTGGGAAATTCAACAACTCTTGGAAATTATGGACTTTGTCCCGCGGCTTTAATCTGACGGCCGCGTTCCTTTTTTGACTCAATTATTGACCCCTTCTCTACGCAACTTCAGTTCCCGCCAGCAACTTTGCGGCAGTTTCATAGGATCAATGTCTAAAAGAATAATGGTGACCGATAAGAAAACGACTGAATAACTGTAGATTTTCGCTAGAAACCTTCCTGTCAGCTCCATAGCGAATCAAGTGCTGAATGTCACAGTATCGAACAGAAAACAGTGACGATCTAACCCTTCAAGAATATTCTACGATTGTTCTGTTTAGGAAAAGCAAGGCGGGAAGTCAGGAGATAAGTCATTGATAAAGTGGCGGAGAGAGGGGGATTTGAACCCCCGGTAGAGTTGCCCCTACTCCGGTTTTCGAGACCGATGATACAGAGTCGAAAATTCAAGGAGTTAAAAATTTTTCTTGGAATAAATGTCTTAAAATCGTACACGAAAAATCAATAAATTACATAACATTAAAGAAGAATATTCCAAGCCTTCTTGAGGCCACCACCTGTTTTCAGGTGTCATTCAGACGTGATTTACCCCAGATTGGGTAAGCACGCTTTTTTTCTCAGCTTATTCCGTTTTTCCTGTGTGTTGAATAATTCCACTGCAGTTATATAAAATCGGTAACGGCTGGAAATCATTCAATACTCGCACTATCGAAAGTTCACCAGCCAACCGCGACACGTTCTTACATACGAAGTGCCGCGCTTTCCTTAATAATTTTTTAGCAGTACTGTGTAAATGATGAGCGACCTAATCCATGCATGACGCGTAGTGCCTATTGTGCATCTTTCTGCGTCTCTTTTTACTGGCCCCAAGCCAATGATGCTGGCGATACCATTCCCGCTAGGCCCACTTACAACAGTAAAATTCGGGGCTATGCCTTTACATACAATACAATGTTGCACGATTGCCCATCATCAACTCCGTTAATATCTATGAGTAGTAACCCTATGTAACTGTAAAGACGAATCAGCGCTAATTGTGTCTGTCCACATCCCCAAATGTAAAGATATAAGGAGCACCATGATACAGTTGGATCTGATTTACATCCTGTAAATTCTCGTCGATAGCCACCCCTGGAAAATCATGTTGCTGGATAAATCCGTATCCTATGTTAGACACAGCGGAATACTCTGTGAAATCAGGACTCGCCTCATATCGGTCACTGATCGTACCCAGTCTTTCGAAGAAAGCCCTCTCATTCTTTTCATGCCTCATGGCAGCCTGTCGAAGGGTATTCAGGTTACGTAGTCTAAGATGAGCTTCTCGTTCTGGCTCTGCATATCCTTTGAAGTCGGGAACACTCCATCCCAGCTCTTGAGCGACACGACGTGCGAGAATCTCGGTGGGTCCTAGCTCTATATTACTATCTCCAGATGGATCGCTGGCCCCAGTAACATGATGAATAATCTCGTGAATCAGTCCTTCCTGCCACGATGGCATCTCATAAGAATCAGTATCTGGCGCAACACTAAAACTGACATAAGGCTCTTCGTTCTCGTTTTCTCCTGCCTCGCAAATGGGGAGAATTGGTTCTTGCCCGACATCGTATCCATATAATTCGTTACAGGTTAGTGATTGAATATCATCAATTTTGATAGCAGATTCTCCGTTAAGCTCGTATTCGTTTCTGTATTTAATGCAACCAATGTGTACCTCCTCATTATGAATGCCATAGCTTACGGCATCACGAAATGTTTGTGATCGGCTCAACGCATCAAGTACAGTGTTGCCAATCATATCGACCGTATGCTGATCGATGAGCCTGCTACGGCTGTCATGGACGGCGCGAATTACACTTTCGTATACGTTGCTTAAATCTGCTGCGGAAAGCGGTATTCGCTTGCCTATATCCAAAACGTAATCCGCATAGGCATTTTCAGCACGATTAGGAGCAACGGCAGCAGAGTATCCAGCAGGGGAAAAAAAGTTGAAGCCAGGTTGGAGAACGGGAATTTTCATATTGATACTTAATATGGTTTTATATATTTCAGTGCCACCAATTCACTAGCCCAGACGATAACGGACAGCATAGCTTTTATCCCTGCAAGGCAGGTGTTCCAACGAGTAACAGGAACGTTTAAAGCTCCCATACACATGTGAGCTAATGACACCACAATGGTAAACCTTCCTTATCGTAGCAAAGCTTACCAAGTTTAATGAGCTGTCTGCCCTGTGATTTGCAATATATATTGGCATCACGTAGCAACAGACATCAACGCCATGCTAATGGATAATACTGCTCAAAAATATCAGTAAAATTTCCCTTTGCATGGCTTGTTAATATATCAGCTAAAACCGCAGTGCATGAAAATGCATTATTCCGTCCTTGCAACCTGTCCCTGACATCATCATAAAACTCTCTTTTGTTAAATATCTCAGATGCCAGTTTATATGCCTCTTCCAAAAGACCATTTGCATAACGACGCAGGATCTCAGGAGACTCATGCTCCGTTCCAAATATATCAGATGACGAGTACTTACAAAAAACAGCACCTAAACAAAATAATATCTCAGCCTTTTCCGTATCTGAAAGACTCCCTATATTAGTTTTTTCTGTTATTGTTTTTAAATGTTCTGGAGCTAAACTCCAACCATCAAGATGCTCTTTCCATATAGCCCCAATTTTTTGTTGCTGAGTATAATCAACCATTTTTATTTCTGATTTATCAGATTCCAGAGCATCTATAAACATCTGCTTAAGTGAGACATCAGATATAATCTTATCTAAAAAATCAGGTAAGAAAACACGCGAGCACGCTTCATTATATGCTTCACTAAACAATGGAAATGACTGTGAAAATAATTTCCCAAGTGTATAATCGTTAGTATTCTGGATCTCTCCATCTTTAAACAAAAAAAATGATTTCCAGTATGTTGAAGAATCAGAAGATAACATACTATACATATCATTTAAAGATAACATCATTTCCAGATTATCATCCGATGATGACAGTAAAATCCAGTTATATGCATCATTAAAATCATTCCAGTCTGGCTTAGCAGAGCCATCACCTCTACCGAAATCGCTTTGCTGTGCAATTTTATTTACATTAGGGTATTGCAGATATTTATCATATAATTCCATGAACTGATTTTTTGCTCCTTCATACTGCATACCATAAGCAGCCATTTGTATAAATACATCATTGCACGACAACATTTTTTCTGGATGTTTTTCAAAATATATTCCAGCCTGTAAAAATGCACCATCGTTCATATTTTTAAATACAGGGCCATCTCTCATATCGCCCGGAGGATACTTAGACCACCAGTCTGTCATAGTATTATAATAACGACCGGATATATTCTGAAGCCATTCCTGAACATAAGAACTTGCAAGATATGGAGGAATACTGAAAGCATTACTCAACGACAATGTCGCATAGGGATTAAATTTATCAAATATATCCACTGGTAATGTTCTTATCAGGTCCTCCACAGATCGAACTTTTTCATCGTTATATTTTGAATCAACTGAATTAATTGTTCGCATGACAGAAGTATCTGGAACTCTGCTGCTGTCAAGAACAGAGTTTATGTTCTCTGAACCCACCGGAATATGTATCTGACAACAAGCTAAACCAATGCTATTATTTTGCACAGATAAAGATATATTATCTTGTTCTAAAATAGCACCTCTAAGCTCCATCCCGGGAACTATAATAGCCCCCGCCAACTGTGCATCTTTCAGGTCTGGAGGTGTTTCTTTAAATGAAGAACCAATAAACGATGCGCTGTTAAGATTAGCACCACTAAAATTAGCTCTATCAAACGATGCGCTGATTGTGCTATTTGTCAAATCAGAGAAAGATAAATCACACTCCTCCAGAACAGAATTCTTGAAAGATGTGTTTTTCAGGGATGCACCTGACAGGTTACAGCCACTAAGATCAGCATCATCAAATCTGGAATCAGAAAAATTTACTGATGCAAAATTCAGCCCTGCAAGACTTAGACCTGACAAGTCACATCCAGAGTAATTTAATTGTTCAGCAGACTCTTCCCCCGTTCGGTTAGCTGACAACCACATTAAGTCAGCAGTAAGCTCAGCTTTGCTCAGGCAGGCACGGCCTTGACTGGCATCATATGCAAGGAATTGACATTGCGATTCATTTAATGAATTACATCCATTTAAATATACGGAATTCCTGAGCGTCTCAGGAAAGGAACCATCTATATGTTTCAAAGAACTACAATGGCATAAAGATAAATTACTGACATTGTCAGGTATGCTGCAATTTATAACCTCTAATGATGAACATCCAACTATACTTAATGAAGATAAGTTGGGGGGTAAACAGTTTATTGATTTAAGCTCTGTACATCCATTCAATACCAGTTCTTTCAGAGAACCTGGAAGCAAGTCTGGTAACGTTGTTATTGGCTCACTGATTGATAAAGTCTCTCCATTAGTACTTATAACATTAAGTATTTTTGATGCAACCTCATGACGATTTTCGCTGAATTCTCCCTCAGCGCACCACTTTTCGAGTGCAACTTTAACATCCTCGTTAGATGGTGAACCTACAGGACTTTCAAAATATATTACTCCAGAATTTACAGAGATATTTGTCGTGGGCAGCATTTATCGCACTCCTTCAACTTAGTCCACTGAAAATAACACCAATAAAAAATTAAACATTATTTACAACAAAAGACTCTGTTTTGGGATCAAAATAACACTCATCTTTTCTCATAATCATTGATTCTGTTATTGGCTCTCTACTTAATGGATGTGGAGAACCAGATATAACTAACTTTAACATTGCATTTTTATCATATAGGTTACAAACTTTTGCACTTACAGAGTTCTTTATAAAAACACCATTATCTGGAGCATCTAATATTATTGGACACTTGAGATGTTCTTTTGAAAAAAAAACCTCTTCCGAATGTACAGGAAAAGAACTTGAAAGTATTTTATAGCATATACCTAATGGTAAAAAACTCAGATGAGTATCAATTACAGAGGAAATTTGCCATGAACGAAGCCTTTTGGCTGACTCATTGCTACCATTTAACCCTAACTCTAATAATGTTTTTAACATCCCATCCTTACAACCAGAAACTAAAAAAACGTCAGGGCGTTGATAATAATGAATACCAACTTTCTGCCCATTTATAGTAATATCTTTCGTTATCAGGTTTTGTCTGGCAGCTTCACGTAATATTTCAATACTCTGCAAAGCAACATTTGATGAAATGCTGGATGTTATCAATGGCATATGTCATTTACCCCAACAAGACTAAATTTTAGAAAAAACAACTGCCGGGACAACTTTCGCCCCCTGTAACCCCAAATAAGATGTCAGATTTATCGGCATTAATTTATCTCCCTGTTGAATTAGCTCCTCTATCATCTACTTAACAAATATCCCCCGGACATTGCAACACAAAAACCGGAGCCGGACTCCGGTTTTGTGAAGCTGTCAGGTTACTTCATCCCGCCAATATTTTCCCACGTCCCGTCAGCACGCAGGATTTGCAGCGGTCTTACCACGCACTGTATCTGCTTTTTATCTGCATCCAGTATCACCACCTGCGTGATTACCCTGTCCTGCTCCGGAATAATACCATTCTCATCGGACTCCAGGATGTCTGCCGGCCCCAGACGCAGTTGTGCTGTAAGTAACTCCCCGTGTTCACGGTCATCATGCTTTCCGCAACCACACAGACGCTGCATAAGTTTTTTTAGTATATTCATGTCATTCTCCTGTTCTGCCTGTATCACTGCCCACTTCATCCAGCCCCTTAACATCCTGCCACGGCCCGTCACCAAACCTGACCTGCAAATGCTGAAACAGCCCCTGAACCCGTGTGGCATCTTTGGGGTCAAGAAAGGTCAGTCCGGTGATGAGTGCGCCATCTGTATCCGGGAACCAGCCATGGCTGTTTGTCTCAATAATGTTTCCCGGCCCCAGACGGAACCGTATTTGCGTCTCCCCCGGGTCGCCCTTCGGCCCCTGAGGTCCGGTTGCCCCCACCGGGCCAGCCGCACCTGTTTCTCCTTTCGGTCCCTGTGGGCCTGCCGGGCCTGCCGCACCGGTATCTCCCTTTGGACCCTGTGGACCTGTACTTCCCGTCAGACCGGTCTCTCCCCGTTCCCCCCTGTCGCCTTTCGGCCCCTGCGGGCCTGCCGGACCAGCATCACCTGCCGGCCCCCGTTCACCAGTTGCCCCTGCCGGGCCGGTGTCGCCACGCTCTCCTTTATCTCCCTTCGGCCCCTGAGGACCCGCGGGCCCCGGATCTCCCTTTGGCCCGGGTGGCCCCACCACGGTGGGGATTCGGTTTACGGCTTCTTCCGCCGCTATCCTGCTTTGTTCCGCTGACTGTGCGCTTTCTGCTGACTCCCGGGCTTTTTCTGTTGCTGTCGTTGCGTCTCTGGATGCATTACCGGCTGCACTTTCTGCCGTCTTTTTTGACAACTCGGCATCTGTTGCACTTTGTAATGACTCACTGGCTTTTTGAGCGGCCTCAGAGGCTGAGGACGAGGACGCTTCCTCTGACTTCTTTGCAGAGGCTGCACTTTCTGCCGCCTGCCGGGCTGACTCCGATGCATCCTCTGCTGAAGTATCAGCATTTGCGGCGCTCGCTTCCGCCTTACTGGCTGATATGCCGGCATTCCTCGCGGACGTCTCTGCTTCTCCGGCATTCTTCTTCGCCTCCTCTGCGTGACGCGCTGCTTCTTCCACCATCTGTTCAAAACGACGCAGAGCCTCCGGACGGGCATCATCCTCCGTCATGGCACCGAGAAAATCATTCAGCGTACCCGGTTGAGAATCTTCATACACGGTGATGGTCCCGACATGTGACGGCGGGAATCCCTCCACCAACAGAATAACGCTGTACTGACCGTACTCAACGTCCATGCTGTAACGCCCGGCTTCATCCGGATTTTCTGAGGCCAGCGTGTTCACCACCACAGTGGTACTGTTACGTTTTGCTTTCAGCTGGATTGTGCAGTTCTGTACCGGTTTTCCTGTGCCGTCTTTCAGTACACCTGAAATCTTTACTGCCATATTCACCCCACAAAAAAGCCCGCCTGAACAGGCGGGCTGTCATAACACGGTGTTACCTGGCTAATCAGAATTTATAACCAACACCCACGATGAACCCGTCAGTGCGCCAGTCGCCACTGCCGGAGCCTTCATAAGCAATATCAATGGCCACGGATTCGGTCGGGTTAAACTGCACGCCAGCCCCCCACGCCAGAGACGTGTTGCTGTGGCGACCGTCATCACTTCCGGTCAGCACATCGTGCGTTTTCCCCTTGTTGTCAGTTACGCGGAGATAATCCCCGGAGAAAGTCGACACACGGCTGTAAGCCACTCCCGCCATCGCATACGCGCTGAACCATTCATTCACGCGCACAGACGGCCCCGCCATTACGCTGAACCAGCGGTTACGCACGGAATCTTCATGCCAGCGGGTATCGCTGTAACGGGTAATCTGGCGATTCCTGTCTCCTGCATAGCTGAATGACGTCACCAGCCCCAGCGTGTCCGTGAATTCATAACGGTATTTCACGTTAATCCCGTTAAGATTATCGCTACCGGGAGCGTTCGTCCGGGCATGAAGATACCCCGCGCTCAGCGTGGCCTGCTGCTCAGACGCCCATGCAGGCGCACCGGATACGGTCAGACAAATGGCTGCGGACAAAATGGCGGCATAAAGTTTACGCATAATTACCTCTCGCTTTTCTGCAATAAAAAAGGCGTCATTTCTGACGCCCGTTCTGGGTTATAAAATTCAGCTGATACTGATACCTGCTGTGGATTTTTTCATCACCACAACCAGCAGATCGCTGATACTTGCTGTGGGATACCTGTTATTTACCAGCCATGCTGACACCGAAAACTCCAGCGTCATGTGACCGTGACCGGCAGGCATATCAATAACGCCACTGTAAATCAGCGTATTATCCAGCGCGGTACGGTTATAAATTTCAGCACCGTTTTTCCGCACTATCAGACGGCATGAGGAGTAAATATCAGTATGCTCTCTCTCATGTTTAGCGCCGCTGAATGCCACCGCCGGAATAACAATTTGCCGGTCAAACGGCTGATCGTCATAAACCCTGACGGTAATGGTCCCTGATGGCCACCGCTCCGGTGCACGGGAATCCCGGGGGAAAGCTTTGCCCACTGTTTTAACGAGATCGCCTTCAATCTGGTTCGCGGACAGTTTTCCCAGAACCCGACAGTTCTCGTTAATCGTGACGTTGTTGAGCGTCCCGGAATTCGCATTCACGTTACCGCTGATATCAGCATTTCTTGCGGTCAGCCTGCCCTCCGGCGTCAGGGAAAACGTCGGGGGATTGCCGGACGAGGTGATACTCACCGCAAACAGCCGCTTCAGGAACACATCGTTCATGAACAACTGATTCCCCTGCGCCACAAATAACGGCGTGGTGTTGCCGTCCTCCGGGTTAATCATCGCAATACGGTCAGCCAGCAGCAGTATGTTGCTCAGGGGCTGGCCATCAGTATCCTCAATCCCCGCTCCAATACCGGCAACATAGGGTATGCCATTTTTTGTTTTCTGTACCTTCAGCATGTAAAGTGCAGCAAGGTCATCATTTGTGTCCTTCTGCACGCGCTGTATCTGCTGTATGGTGGCGCTCTGGTCTTCCAGCGTTTTACTGACCGTCTGTGTGATTTCATTGCGGGTTTCGGTGATGGTGGTCTTCATCTCCGCCATCTCATCCGCAAGCTGGCTGTTGTCTATCAGCTCCCACAGCCCCTGAGCCAGATGCAGTTTTCCTATTTTTTCCCGAAACAGTCCCAGATACCCTTCTGCATCATTGCTGGCCCGGCCACTGGCTTCCACAAAAGCAGATTTCCCCACCAGGTTGACGCTGCGCACGTAAAACCAGAAATCCTTCCCGGGCTTAATGTGCGGGCCGGATACACTCCACTGACTGCCGGTCCCCAGATAACGGGCAGAGGTTTCCACCTGAGATATGTCTGCGATTTTTGCCTCCGAAAACCAGAACTCAAACTGTACCGTCGGGTCATACACCGCAAGACGCGGGACCGCTGTTATCTGAAAATAGCCCGGTGTCAGCTCAATCGTGGCGGGTACCGCAGGTGCATTAATCCTGAACGTGGTGGTGGCCGGTTCGCCCTGCTGGCCATAACTGTTAATTGCCCTGACTGTCAGGGTGTATTCCCCGGGCGGCAGACCACTGAAACGGTGCTCTGTATCCGCAGTGATGGCGGTGGTCACCAGACGGCTGTCTTCTCCGCTTCCGCTGGTCAGGCGCAGACTGAAGCGCACACCCTTCACCACCCGCGGCGTGTCCCATTTCGCCTGTGCCAGATACTGACCGTCAGCCGCGCTCACCTCCACCGTCAGGTGCTGTACTGCCGGCGGGATGACGCTGTTCAGCGAACCGGACAGTGGCTCAAAGCTGGCCCCGTTATCCACAATGGCTTCTTTTTCCGGCACATGCTGCACTGCCGTGATGGCAAAGGTACCGTCCGTGTTTTCCCGGATGGAAACACAGCGGAACAGGCGACGACGCAGTGACGGCAGGGAGAGTCCCCATACACCGTATGTCTCCACACCATCAGGCAGGGTGCTGACCTGTATCCGGTCCGGCGCGGGGTGTGCAGTGATGGCCACGCTCACCGGCTTACCGCTGCCGTTAATCAGGTTCACCGTGGCGGCACCTGTCTCCGGCAGTGTCACCTCACGGTCCAGCGTCAGGGTGCGGCTGGCGGCATCGATGGACAGGACACGTCCGCCGGTCATGGTCCCGGCATAGTCATTATCACAGATTTCAATAATGTCACCGGGTGTGTGCCGCAGCCCCTGAGACCCGAGCGTGAAATCCACCGTCTGCGTTTCCAGCAGTTCGGTCTTTATCACCCACAGTCCGGCACGGTGGGCCTGACCGCGGCTGGTACAGCCGAACGCGTCCATCTTCAGCAGGTTGCGTCCGTAGCGCAGTATGGCTTCCGGGTCTTCCACCAGTTCCGTGGAGGTCTGCCAGCCGTTCTGCGGGTCGGTGTAATTCACCTCCACCGCCGTGTGCCGGTCCTTCAGGGCACTGAAGCTGTAGCGGAATCCCACGCCGTTATCATCCACCACCACATCGCTGTTGGTGTACGGCCACACCACATCCGACGGGCGGTCCTGAACGAACGTCAGCGTCTGACCGTTCCATACCGGCATACAGCGCATCGCAGAGCAGAAATCACTGAGAACGTCCCACGCCTTACGCTGTTGTGCCAGGTACGCATTAAAGGTCATCCGCGGCTCGGTCCCCCCGAAACCATCCGGGACCGTCTGGTCGCAGTACTGCCCGATGGCATACAGCGCCCACTTGTCCACATCCGCCGCCCCCAGACGTTTTCCCATGCCGTAGCGCGGGTGAGTCAGCATGTCCCACAGACACCAGGCCGGGTTGTTGCTGTATGCCGGTTTCAGACTGCCGTCCCAGATACCACTGTACGTGCGTTTTTCCGGGTCATAGTTTGACGGCACCTGGATGATGCGACCGCGGATATGGTAGTTCACCGTCATCTGCTGACCGCCAAACTGCTCCGCATCCACCTGCAGCCCCACAATCGCCGTGTTCGGGTAGCACTGTTTCACATCGATGATTTCGGTGTATGACGACCAGAGCGTCTTATTCTGCAGCTGGTCCGTGGTGCTGTCCGCTGTCTCCCGGACCATCCGGATGTTAAAGGGCCGGGGAGGCAGATTATCCAGAATCACCGAAGCGAGGAACTGTGAGGTGGTCTTGCCGTTAATGGTGACATCCTTTTCCGTCACCCAGTTACCGTTACGCTGCAGCTGAATCAGCAGGCGGACGGATGCCGGGTTACGGTCACCCTGTGAGGTGGTCTGCACCAGTGACTGCACCCCGAAGGTGACCCGCAGGCGGTCAATGTTCGCGGACGTAATGGTGCGCGTCACCGGCTTTGCCTTCGTCACTTCCACGCCCAGTGCGGTTTCAGAGCCGGATGACTCAAAGCCTTCCGGTGGTGTCTGCTCCTGCTCCCCGGCGCGCCAGACCGCGGTCACACCATGTATCACAGGATTACCGTCCGTGTCCGTCAGCGGGGTTTTGTTCACCAGGATACTCTGCAGCCCCTTCACCGGACCTTCAATCGGCCCTTCACCAATGGCGTCAATCACGCTCATCATCTGCGTGGATTTGAGATTGTCCTTCGCCTCACGAGGTGTGTGCGCCCTGCCGCCACCTTTACCCATAATGTTCCTCTCAATTGGTATTATTAATCGCAGTGATAGGATATTGCACAGCTATTGCGCGATATCATCAGAACGCTGTTTGTTACCCTGTAACCAGCAAGCTCAGTCTGTTAACGGAATTAATGAGGGTTTTATGAAATGTAAAATCATTGCTGCCATTGCCATGCTGACAGCAGCATCATGCGGATACGCAGCAGAACAGGAAGTCCCAATGAACCTTGTCAGTGCTGACGGAAAAGAAGTCAGCATTGGAAAAATAACCATTCAGGAGACCCCCTACGGTCTGCTGTTCACACCAGCCCTTCACTCTCTGTCTGAAGGCATTCATGGTTTTCATGTGCACGAAAAAGGAAATTGCGCCCCGGCACTGAAAGACGGAAAACCGGTCGCAGCATTATCGGCTGGCGGTCACTTTGACCCGAAAAACACCGGCAAACATCTTGGCCCCTGGTCTCCGGATGGACACCTGGGCGACCTCCCTGCGCTGTTCGTGACGCATGACGGAAAAGCGAACTACCCGGTCCTGGCCCCGAGACTGAACTCATTAAAAGAGATTAAAGGGCGTTCTCTCATGCTTCATGCTGGCGGTGATAACCATCATGACCATCCGGAGCCCCTGGGCGGTGGTGGTGCGAGAATGGCCTGCGGCATCATTCAATAATCAGTCAGGTAAGGGGCGGGCCCCTTACCTTTATTCCTCAGGACGATAAATCCTTTCTCCCTGAAAAGAACGGCACATCCTCCCTCTCTGAGTTAATGTTTTTGTCGTGACATAAGAATAATTCCTTACACTCAATCTTCGTAACTCTCCCGCAGTTCCTGTCCGTGAGCACTGCGGGATTTTTTCGCTTTTATGCCTGCCGCCCGATAACCACCACCTTCCCGTCACCGCCTTCATCACGGGTACTGATGTCCTGGGATATACGGCGGGAGCCAACCAGCATTTCACCGTAAGGCACCGGCATCGGGTTCCCCTGGGCAATCATGTTATCCAGCGAGGAAAAGTACGTGTTCTGTCTGCCGTTATCCGTGCTTTTGTACTCCGGTACTTTAGCCTTCGGGGCCAGCATCTGAGCCACACCACCCAGAATCATGCTGGCCCCCAGAGAAAACAGCATCGTGGTGGCAGAAAAACCACCGGCTGCCAGGGCTGAACCCCATAACGCCATTGATGCCCCGGCCGTGAAGAACGACCCCACGATGGCTGCCGCCCCCAGCACAATCTGCAGTCCGCCCTTTCCGGCTCCGGCCAGTCGCGGCACAATATGGATGACCGCCCCCTCACCCAGAGGTTCGTGAAGACGGGCGTACACCGCCTCCGGTGCCGTGTCCTCACCGCGAATACGTATCTGGTACCAGCCTTCGTTCATCTGACGGCGGAATCCCGGCACCTGTAACGACAGCGCCCGGATGGCTTCCGCTGCCGTGTTCACATACAGGCTGAGGCGGCGGCCAAATCGTTGCAAATCCCCGTGAAGGCAGATGCGTGCCAGTGGCGGTGACGCCAGACAGAATGCGTTCGTCGTTGCCATTTTTCGGAATACCTCTCCCGTTTACTCAGTTGTTCAGGCAGATGGTGAAGCAGTTCACCGTTGCCGCAGTAAATGGCGGCATGATTGGCCACCGATGCGCCAAAGCAGCACAGCAGGATATCGCCCGCCTGTGCAGAGGACAGGGGCACCCGGTAAAAGCCGGTGACCGCCATATTGTCCAGGTAAAGGTTCTGACCGTTGCGCCACCAGTCATCCTCACGCTCAAAATCCGGCATATCAATTCCCGCCAGATGGTATGCATCCCGGAACAGCGTGTAACAGTCCGTCACCCCGTGCTCAAAGCGCCGTCCTGTCAGATGTGGCACACAGCGGAATTTATGAATTTCCCCCCGGCAGACCAGCCACCAGGACAGTGCACTTTTTATCTGCAGCCGCCGGTCAGCCTCGCTCAGCCAGGGCAGCCCACCGGGATGACTGTGGACCAGTGCCACAATCTCCCCCTGCATCTCTGCCCGCAGCCAGTCTTCCGGTGCGATACGAAAATACGCCTCCGGCTCTGCAGAAATATTCACACAAGGGATATACCACTCCCCCTCCGGCGTGCTTATCACGAAGCCGCACGACTCCGCAGGCGCACACCGCCGGGCATGCGCCAGAATCGCTGATTCAGTCTGTGTCATAAACCGGGATTTACTGCGAAAGTTTATTAATGGAAAGGAAACCGCCAAAATTGCCGACATTCCTGCGCAGTTCACACCCGCGCATGCACTTGCTGCATCTGTCCTTACGGATATCCGTGGTGGGGTTGTCGAACTCATCCGCCACCGCAGGACCGTTATACCCGCATTCATCTCCCCGGTAATCCCACATACAGGTGTTCGCCAGCATGATGCGACCGGGAAACAGCGCCCCATCCGTCTCGGTCGGTGTAGCCAGCACAAACGAGGCCGTCATGGCTGTCAGCTGCGACATCTGCTCCACCACCCAGCGGTCACTCAGCTCCTGCTCCGGGTCCGCCTCCGGATTGCCCGCAACGAAATTCACCGCATCCAGAAAACGGGCATACACCCGGCGGCGGACCACCGTGGCCCCCACCAGACTCTGCAGGTCCTCCGCCATCCCGGTGACAAGGCCAAACAGATTGGACACCGTCAGCGACGGGCGGGCACTGCTGCCCCGGCCGTTCATCTCAAAGCCGCTGCCGTCAATCGGGTATGCCTCATACTTACGCCCCTGCCAGGTGACCGGCTCCCCTTTTTCATTCAGCTCATTACAGAAAAAATACCGCTCACCACCCTGTACCGTCAGGTCGATTTCCCAGAGTACCACCCGCGGTGACTGCTCTGACTTAACCGACTCGTTCAGACTTTCTTCGCGAATATCCTGCATCAGTTCACCACCTGCTCAATCGTACAACTGAAATCACTGTACCTGGCGTTATCTGTGACGCTCCACTCCCGGCACACCACCCTCACCGTCCGGTTATGTTTCGGCGGTCGCCACAAAAAGGCACGGTAACCACCATGCCAGGATAAAAATTCATCCAGCCAGCGCCGGGTTGGTTCATCCGTCACCCGGAACACCGCCTGAAACGTCTTCAGTCTGGCATTAAGTCCCGTCGGTCGGCGCTGTTCATAACCGTCACCAAACCGAACCCTCACCACCGACGGTTTCTCACTCACCTGCATCCCTTCACGCGGGACCAGATGCAGCGTTTTTATCTCAGCCACTCAGCATTCCTCCGTCACGTCGCATGGACAGCATCACCGCCTGCACCCGCTGGTCAATCAGCTGCACAAGACTGCCTGCCGCCTCCGCCCCTATCTGTCCGTTAGCCCCGTCATTCTGAATGGCGATGTGGTAGACCGGGGAATACACCAGACCGGCACTGCCGTTCATACTGCCCACCGCGCGTACGCCCAGCGAGCCATCCGCCGCCCGGGTCAGGGGCATAATGGCTTCAGGTCCGGCTTCCCCCATCAGCCCGGCCCCTTTTGCAAACGCAAAGTACGTGGGCGTGTCCACAATGCTGTTGCTGTACGCACTCAGGTTTGCCGAGGTATACACGCCGCCTTTTGCATTGGCCACCGCACCGCCCAGCCAGTCACCAATGCTGCCAATAAATCCTCCCGCACCGGACATACCGTTTGCCGCCGTCTTAATTCCGTTGACAATCGCGGCATTCATAAGAACTTTTGAGATTTCCTGCAGTACGGATGAGGCCCAGTTGCGCCATTCCACTTTGTTTCCGTTCAGCATCTCCGTGATGTTATTCACCATCCCTGAGATACCCTCCGTCGCAAGCTGTGCTGCCTGTGAAGCGTAATCGGATGCATTGTCCACCCAGTTACTGAGCCCCTCCTGCAAGCCTTTCTGCCAGTCCGCACGCTGCGCATCCGATTCGGCATAAAAGGCTGCCTGGTCCTTAAGGCGTTCGCTCAGATACTGCGCGTTCTGTGCCCGTGCCTGTCTGTAAAAATCCTCACTGATATCCCCGGTCTGATACTGAGACTGAAGGTCCGCATCCTTCTGGCGGAAGCTGTCGCGGATCTGCTGCAACTCCCGCATGCGTTCCCTGGCTCGTTCTCCCTGCCCGTATCCCAGCAGTTCGGCTTCATTTGATGCACGCGCAGCCACATTATCATTCTTCAGGGTCTCTTCCCGGGATCGCAACTGTTCCCGGATTTTTTGCTGGTCAATCAGGGCCGCGTTACGCAGCAGTTCCTGCTTCTGCATCTCCGACAGGGTTTTCAGTTCGCCCTGCGCTGTCTGGTACTTCAGCTTCGCCAGCTCTGTATTCTGACCCGCCAGTGCCAGTTGCTCTTTCTGCTGCTTCAGTAGCCGGGAAAAACTGTCTTCCGCTTTTTCCGTCTCTGATTTTCTACCCCGGGATTTAGGTTTGTTCGCCTCGTTATTACGCCAGGCTTCCAGAGCATTACTGATATAACGCTGTCTCGCCTCCTGATACGAATCCCCCACAAAACCAAGGTCATCCGCCGCATACCCCAGCCGGGCACGCTCTTTTTCCTCCCCCTTCAGTCGGGACAGGGCCAGCTCACGTTCTGTTTTTGTCAGGGCGCTCTGCTGTTTATCATCCAGGGTGGCCTGCGGCAGCCGTAACGGTACATTCACCAGTCCCTGACGCTGCTGAAGCAGTTCATTCCCCAGCCCCAGCAGACGGTTGAATTCCGTATGCTGACCGTTCATAACCAGCATGGACTGGTACACCTTATTCTGCTCTGCCGCCTGCTGACGAATTAACGCCACACGACGGTCTTCCAGCCCGGCAAGCACATCCTGAATGGACTGCACTTTTTCCTGCATCTGTGCCAGACGGGACTGCTCAACGGCAAGCTGCTCTGTTGCCTGAGAAAGCCCTTCCGTCACGGTCTTCACCGATGTCAGATGGTTTATCATGAATCCGTCACCGGTTGTCCAGCCAGGGTTAGCCAGAACATACTGATATCCAGCGATTTTTTCCTGCAGGGATTTCACCCGGCTGGCCTGTTCATCAATCAGCCGGTTCTGCTCTGCCAGCGCCGCCCGTGTTCGTCCTTCATTATCTGAGGCTTCAGGCAGAGACATTGACGGCGTTTTATGCGCGATTTCATCTATCGTCAGTGCATACTGGCGCGCTGACTCCCTGGCCTGCTCCTGATTCTGGTACAGCGTATACCATGCTGCTGCCCCCAGCATCACCAGTCCGGGTACGCCACCAACCAGTCCCAACGCACCAGTCATCAGACGTGAGCCCACCGCCGTTGTACTGTTCAGCTCATTCTGGGCTGCGGTTCTGGCAGCAATATTTCTGTTCAGGCGTTCCTGTGTGGCCGCCAGACGGGCTTCTGCAGCAATCTGCATCTCCGTCCCGCGGGCTGCCGCCACAGCCTGCTGTGCACGGTACACGGCTGCCCTTGCCCGCGCCGTGGCAATCTGCGTTCCCCTGAACTGTGCTTCCGCCAGTGCAACTTCATTACGTGCAGCCGTCACAAGTCCTGCCGTGGCAGACATCGCTCCGGAGGCCATATTGCCAAAGTACCGGGCACCCCCGACGGCAACCAGTGCCCCCACGGCTGTTGCCACATTATCAATCTGTCCGGCAACACCGTTCAGCACGCCGGAGAGCGTTTTCGTCACCCCGCTGGCCTCATTCGCACCGCCCACCCAGGCCATAAAGGCGTTTTCCACCTTCGTGATACTACTGGAAACCGTTTCCGGCATGGCGGCATATTCATCACGCAATACCCCCAGCTGGCTGATTAACGCAGGAACGACTTTATCCGCCGTCAGTTTGCCGTCGTCCGCCATCGCCTTAAGGTCTTTACGGGCCACGCCCATACCCGCAGCCAGTGCACGTACGATCCGGTCTCCGCTTTCATTGACCGAATTAAATTCCTCACCGCGTAACACACCCTGTGCCAGCGCCTGGCTGAACTGGGTGATCACCGAGCCCGCCTCTGCCGTACTGGCACCGGAGATTTTCAGCCCCGTGGAAATGGCCTCCGTCACCTTCAGCACATCATCAGCACTGTAACCATATTCACGCATTGAGGCTGCCGAGCGGGCAAACAGGGCCGCATTATCTGAAAATGCCGTGCCCGTCCGCTGGCTGATATCCATCAGCACTTTCTGTGATGACGAAAATTCATCGGATGACTGCGACGCCTGTTTCAGTCGGGCATTCACGGAACTCCATTCATCGGCCAGAGAAATCAGGTGTCCGGTGGCAAAGGCACCTGCAAATCGCCCCGCCGTTCCGGCAGCTGAAGCGCGGATTTCCGTCAACTGGCTGTTCAGCTCAGCCAGGGCGCGTCGCTGCTCCCGGGCGACTGCGGCAGCCTGACGCCCGCCATTCTGCAGGGTCCGGTAATATTCACTGCCCATGCGGGAAGCCCGCTGGATCTCCGACTGGAATGACTGCGAATTTGCCGAAATTTTGATAATCAGTTCACGTAACGTCGCCATTCACCTTTCTCCGGGCGTAAAAAAACCGCCTCAGCGGTTCTCATCATTCATGACTGTGCTGCGAAGCTCAGCGCGTCTTCCAGCGCCGCAAACGGATCCACCTCCGGCTTATCCTCATCCTCGCCCCAGCAGAGCATGGCGTCCTTCAGTGCAACATTCATCCCCTGTGCCCCAAAAACCGCTTTCACGATCTGTGCATTACGGATATCCCCGCGCTCATCACCCAGCGGGGATACCCTGTCGAACTCCATCCACATCATCGCCTCGCTCACACTCAGGCTGTGCCGCAGTTCGGATAAGGTGCGCCCCAGACGGAGCGCAAGTCGCATCAGAAAGCGAATTTCCGGGCGGGCTACTTTTTTCTGGCCGACTCTGCATCAGCGATCAGTTCCAGTGCCTGACGCAGCAACCGGGCATGTACCGGACCATAGACGGCCAGCACCTGCTCACGGTCGTCCGGAGCGAACACCCGCTGCAGATCCGTATCACACAGGACATCGCAGAACAGCGTCACATCCGCTTCCAGGTTACGGCGGGTTTTCGCCACCACCGACAGGGTATCGTCATCCTCTCCATCACCATTGAGCACTTCCTGCCACAGATACCAGGCCTCTGCCGAAGGCTCCCGCAGCACCACGCTGACATTACCCCATTCCGGCACCTTCACCGTTTTATGACGGAACCCCGACAGTCTGGCCAGCGCCAGTGTTTTCAGATCTTTTGCCATAAGCCTTATCCGCCCGCACCATTAACCGTTACTGTACACGCATCAGAGGTAATGCTCTGCGGCTGTTCTGCAGAATCCGTTACCTCGCAGGTATAAGCCCCCTTATCACCTGACTGCGTATTGGCTTTACTGAAAGTGTCAGTAGTCTGTCCCTCTACCGGCTGACCATCCTTCTTCCAGGCGTGTTTATAAGGCGGCGTTCCCCCGTTGACACTGACTGACATTGTCAGCAGCGCACCGGTATTCACGGTAAGTGTCTTCTCCAGATTTTTCACAAACGCCAGCGGTACCACATAGGACACCGGTTTACCCTTCAGGCGAAGTGAAAACGTTGCAGCCACCACGCCGTTGGTACCGGATGACCAGGTGTGCTGACGCACTTCCGCCAGGAACTTAAAGCCCTTACCGGACGGAAACTGCACCTTAAACGCATACACCGTGTCATTGTCATAGGCATCACGCAGGGCGTTCTGGGCCTGATTCAGATAAAAATTACCCGACATGGAAATCTCGGACGACGCCCCCAGACCGTTGATGTTCTCCTGCTCTGTGGAGCAGAGCGTGGTCACATCAATATCCTGTTTCTGACCGGCGGTGAACTGGACTCCTTGATGGTGCAGTCCAGGCGCAGATATTCGCCTTATCCATAGTTTCAGCAGTCGCCGGGGCAGATGAAATCATCACCTGCGTCAGCTGTGAGCGTTCATACAAAGCAGACATTCTGCCTCCTGATATAAAAAACCCGCACGCGGCGGGGTATGGGTTTTGTAGAAAAAAGAAAAAGTCACACCGTGACCTGAAACTCCAGGGTTGCACGGTAACAGCGGTTTTCCGGAATATAGTCCTGCATTTCACTGACGGATCCCGGGGCCAGCAGCATTATGGCTTCACGGGCGTCCTGACGTATCTGACGCGCCTGCGTCACAGTCCCGGCATAAACGTCTATCTGCACCGACACTGAGGACTCCGCCTGCCCGCCCATCACGTCCGCAGACACCGATGAAATCAGGCTGAAAACCACCCACGGAAGCGCCACCGACGGCCTGCCATCCAGCAGGGGGACCACATACGGGTACACCTGCCCGCCGGCAAGATGCGCCAGATGAGGATACAAATCCGCCTCCGTCATCGTCTCAGTACCTCATCAATGGCCCGGTTCATCCGAGCAATCGCCACTTGCGCTGCCTGTTCACTGCGCACATCAAACGCCGGACGCACAAACGGGTGCGGTGGCATATTCACGGTCCCCATTTCCACAAACCGCCAGTAGAAAGCGTTGCGCGGGTTATCCGCCTTCATGGTGTTATCGCTGTTACCGGTGTCCGGATTAACACCCCGGATATGCACACCGGATTCCATCCCGCCATCGCGGGAGCGCCGGGAAAGGACCACCACATTGCGGCGCAGTTTTCCCCTGCGTACCGGTGCCCGTGACACCACTTCTTCTTTCAGCACATTCGCACCCGCACGGGTTGCCTCACGCAGCACCCGGTTATTTTCTGCACCACTGAGAAGCTGCAAATCGCGGCTGATGTCCTCCAGCCCCGAAAAATCCAGCAGGGTTTCGATCATTTTTCCCCTCCCAGCCGACAGAGAATTTCCAGACGCCCGCCGGTCGCATCCGGCACGGGCAGCCCGACAACGTTCAGGATCCGGTCACGCCATGGACCACTCAGCACATGAAGTCGTGACGCTGCCGTGATTTCCCGGCCGGACTGACCGCGCACCCAGATGCGGATTTCCGCCTGCGCCATTTCCGCACCGGCCTGCATCCGCTCCCGGCTGCTCCTGCCACGGATATCCGCATGAATTTTCCCGCATGACACCCATTCTTCCGTCATTTCTCCGGCAGCATTACGGGTTAACACCGGGTTCAGAACACTTATCATCTGTGTCAGACGACCTGCAGATATTGCCATTCCTCCCTCCTCATAACACCGTCGGACAACGCAAATCGTAAATCAGCACGGACACAGAAAACGGCAGTTCCCCCTGCACGAGGTCTTCCCGCTCAGCAAGATCCGGATTCCGGTACAGCATCCCGGTCAGTCGCATGGCAGCCCCCTTCATCCGGGTTAATGCCTCGCCCGGGATCAGCTCACCGTCCTCACGAATCACTTTATCCCGGCTGCCCTGAATGTAGGCCAGCAGCACGGCGGTAGCCTGACGAACCTTGTCCATCAGCATGTCATCATCCGCGTCATGGTCAACACGCAGATGTGCCTTGATCTCTTCCAGTGTCAGTAATGCCGTCAT